AATATTCAAAGGAGACGGTAAAAATAAAAGTAGAAGCAAAGGATATTCCGTATATTCAAAAATTCATGACTGAATTCTGGAAAGCTATAAAAGATTTCTATTTAGTTGAACTTACAGACGAATATTCCAGGCAGGCCACTGATCGTCTGATAGAACTTGGAGAGTATGCGGAAATGTGCCCTGATAATAATGATAAACAGTTTATTAAGAATTGTCTAGTTGCTTTTAATAAGCTATTAGATTCTAAACAGAGAGGATTGATAAAGAATGTACAACACAAAGAACAGATATGAGCAGGGACAGGCTCTCAGAAAAGAAATATATATGTATATCGTCAGTTATATCAAACTGGTTGGATATGCACCGTCGATTACGGAGATTTCTGAAAAGGTAGATGCCGGGAGAGCTACGGTCTGGAAACATATCAATCAGTTGATTGATGATGGTTTACTCAGAACAAACCACCCCAGTACCGACAGGGCATATACTCCAGTTGGGTACGGAATAAGAAAGATAAACAAGGAGATAAAATGAAACTTTATGACATTGTTACAGCAGATGGTGAATTTGTAGAGCCCTTGACGCAAAGAGAAATTATGAATAAATTCGGACTTGCAAAATACAGATTCCGTACATTCTTGGATAACAGCTATCTGATTGACGGCAAATATTGGATAGATGACTCTGCCGAAGATATGCAGGTGACCAGAAACGGATGTCGGAAGATGTTAAAACAGTTTGATGCTTTAACAGAAAACATAAGGAGGGCTGTTGGATGGGAAAGTTAAAAATCAAGCAGAAAAAGAAAGCATTCATTCCGTATACGAATCAGCAGGCTCATATGTTTGCGCAGTCTATCCAGAACTGCCAGAAAGAATTAAAAGAGATGGAGATGAAAGCCTTTGATGATGGGTTCGAGGATGGAAAGAACTGGTCTGACGTGCTGAATTTTGTGATTTTGTTCTATGTAATGCACGAATTGCATGGATGGGGATGGAAACGCTACATGAAGTCCGTAAAAAGAATTAATAACTACATCAATGATATTAATTCTGGGAAAACATCATTGTCTGAAATGGTTGATGATTTGGAAAAGAAGCATCACATTCAGATTTGTGATGATTATAAGGAGCTGATTGAGAGATATGGAGCGTAAAGCTGCGCCGGTGATTTATTTACAGAATAACGGGCAGGTACTTACATGGGGAAAGTGAGGATGACAAGAGGATGGTAATAGGAAAATTAAACCCGATAAATAAAGATGATTTAAAAGTCGGAGATGTGGTTGGAATTGCAAGAGAAATACGGTGCGGATGGGGAGCAAGTTTTAGGCACTTCATGGTGTATCCGGCAAAGATTGTACGCATAACTCCTAAACGAACCAAAATTGAAACCGACATTGGAGAATGCGATAAACATGAAGTGTTATACAAATACGATTCCGAAGCCATAAAAGAAAGCGAAATGGCAAAGAAATTTAAGGAAATCAAAGATGGTGTATATGCCATTGAAGATTTTAAGTCGAGCCGTGGGCTGAGAGTAATTAAAGACGAAGATTTAGATACACTGTCAGAACATATCAATGCAGTTGCTGAGATTTTAAAAAGATATGGAAAGTGAGGACACAATGAATAAATTAAAACCTTGTCCGTTTTGCGGAAAAGAGATAGATACAGAGAAAAATGTATACATTCCAGAAAGAGACTGGGCACCGTCTTTTTACGATCCTGACAGTGGGGGAAATCCAATAGCCATTCACTGTGAATGTGGATTAACATTTTGCACGGACACATGGGATTGGAAGGAAGCTGTTGAAATATGGAACAAAAGAGCAAACAAGGAGGACACGAAATGTTAATCAGAAGTCAGAATAAGGAAGTTTTAGTTGCATTTGAATTTTTACCCGATATCGAAGTTTCGGGTGGAGTAATAAGCGTAAGAAGAGATATAGGATGGTGTTGCTTGCTCGGAGAATATTCCACCAAAGCAAAAGCCATAAAGGTACTGGATATGATTCAGGAAGCATATGCGGACGCAGAGTTAATTCCAATGACAGTTCCGAATATTGGAAAGATGTTCCAAGAAGCGCCAGCGTCGAAAGAAAATGAACTTTTGGCTGAAGCTATTGGAAAAGCACTTACGAACAAAATGGTCTTTCAAATGCCAGAGGATAGTGAGGTGGAAGGATGATTACATTCTTATTAGGATTCACCCTTGGAACCATATTCGGAGTGGCTGGTCTTGTATGCGTAGCGATTATGTACGACAAACACCACCCAGACGAATAGAAAGGAGAACGGTATGCTGACAAGGAATAAAAAGCTGAAAGACTACGGTATTCCAGCAGAAGACATAGAAAAACTGAATGCGATGCTGAAAGACTTCCCGGCAGAGTACGGATACCTGCTTACCAGTGCCGCCTTGTCAGCTTGCCCGAAAAATACGGTGATAGCGGATATGGTAATTAAGAATATCCTACACCGGAAAAGTTACAGGAAAATCAGCAAAGAAAGATATATCCCGATGAATCCGAAGGACTTCTACGGATACAGACGCAAGACCGTTGCTATACTGTATGAGAGAATGCGGTTGTTGGGAGTGTGGGAGGATGAATAAATGAAATTAATTGATTTGATAGCAGCAATTGGCGGCGATCCCGAAAGCGACAATAAAATTCAGATATGCCATCCGGGTAGAAGCTGGGAAGATTACGATACATTCAATACCGGTTCAAAGCTGTTGAAACCATTTTACGACTTAGAAGTATGTTGCCTTTCAGCGATAGAAACAGATGTGATTAGAGTTGACTTGGATTTTAATGAGAAAGGTTGATGGAAATGCGTTTAATTGATGCAGATAAAATAATTGACTCTCTTGGAATGTCGGATATGGATTTTGCAATAGGTGCAGTTATTGACGAACAGCCGACAGTTTTTGATGTAGATGAAGTTGTTCAACAGTTGGAAATGTTAATCGAAGATAAATGTTCAGAATTGGGTGACGATTGGTATACAGCCGAATGCCTGAATGAAGCAGTTGAAATTGTGAAAGGCGGTGGAGTTGAATGAGAGAAATTCTTTTCAAGGCAAAGCGGATTGATAACGGCGAATGGGTTGAGGGATATTATCAGAGAAGATATTATTTTTTAGGCAATGAAGAACATTTAATCTTCCACGCTGATAGTTATAAAGTGTGGGAATATGCGGAAATTGACCCAGAAACCCTCTGCCAGTTCACGGGACTTTGCGACAAGAATGGGAATAGGATATGGGAAAATGATATTCTGATGGCACACTTGGACGAATTCTACCCAGAAGATACGACATATGAAATCGTTGAATGGGGTGTTGCCGGATTGGTGGGGAACGAAACTGGTAGCGTAGATAGAGAATATCTTGGCGAGTTTGATCTTGAACATTATGAAGTAGTTGGAAACATTTTCGACAATAAAGAATTATTACAGGAGGAGCACAAATGAGTAGTGCAAGTGTAAGATTCGGAACAAAAGCGTATGTATGTGCAAGATACTTTCTTAGACCGGGAAAGTGTTTCAAATACATCGACCAGCGCGGTGAAGACACCACAGAACACGTCTATGAGGTCATGGCATTATATCCGTACTGTGTCCTGCTAAGAGATACCAGAAACGGGGTCAGGACTTGCCCGGGATACAACACGTTGAGTCTAATGCTGAGAGGAAGTGAAGCGTATGAGTAAATCAGTATTAGTGATAGACGCACCAGAAAATTGCTATGATTGCCCGTTCGGAACTTCATACTGCGGTGAACTTGAATATGTGGGTTATTGTGAATTAGCTGATTGTTTAGATTATGATGTAATTCTGATGACAGAAGAACATTATGATTACGAAAGCAAATCAAGACCTAAATGGTGTCCATTGAAGCCATTGCCGGAGAAAAAAGAGTATATCGTTCCGAATGACAATGTAGAATCACAAAAAGATATTATTGCGGTTGGTTGGAATGCCTGCTTGAGAGAAATTACAAAAACAAGCGATGAAAATGAGCGATAAAAAGCAAGCGATAAGAGGTGAAGTAGATGGAGAGATTAACAGAAAGAGAAAGAAATGTTGATGGTACAGGAGTTGCAAAAGAAGAAATTACGGATGGATTATTAAAACCGTTTGCGGATAAAATTCTTACGAAACTTGCTGTTTATGAAGACTTAGAAGAACAGGGATTGCTTGTGAGATTGCCGTGTAAGGTTGGGGATATGGTATGGGATAACGATTTTGGATATCCGGAATCGTATGAAATAAAAGCATTTTCATATGGATATTGTGACAGTTATGTTGAGCCAGATATAGAAGATGAAATTATATTTTATTACGAAAACTATACAGGTTCAATAACAGGAGCTTTTCCAATGAGCGAAATTGGTAAAACCATATTCTTCACCCGTGAAGAAGCCGTGAAAAAGTTGGAGGAGATGAAGAAATGAATAACAAACCTACACCAGACATAACGCCAAACCTTGCTATATCAGCATACCACGTACTACAGCAATATTGTACTGGACAGCCAGCGGATTGCAAAGGCTGCGGATTCTACGAACACTGTCCAGAATGTTTTCGAGGCATGCCATGTGACTGGAACTTGAATGAAGAAGGTGAAATAAATGAAGCTGAGAAAGGCAACACTGATTGACTACGGAGTACCGCCGGATGATGTACCGACATTACAAAGCCACTTGCGGAATCTTAGCGAAAGCGACAAATACAATCTGTTACAGGTATCTATCAAATATGCACCCGGCATTGAATCGCAAATCTATGACAGCATTGTGAACAGTATCGGCTATCGAACGATGGAGAAGATCAGAACGGTTCCTGCAACGGAGAATGACTTTTATGGCTACAAACGCAAGGTCATGGCGGAATATTATCATCTGGCCAAATTAATTGGCAGACTTTAAAAAACTTAAAAATTTATAAAAGTGGTAGAGAGCTAAATCTCCCCAGTGTGGTATTATATTTGTATATAACTGCTATACTGGGGTTTTTTTTGAATTGAGGTGATGACATGGCGAACTTAAAAGCAGTTACAAGAAAACTCCAAAAAGCTATATTATCCACCGGATTAATTATAAAAATTGGAACGTCACAATTTTACAGCAAAGAACAGGAAAGATTGATTACTCTTACCATAATCTCAACGCCTACACTTCATTTGACCAAAAGAAAAGAATGGAAAGATTGTGATTATGAAATATTACGAACTGCATCCCAGTATGATGCAGCGATGTGCCTGAAAGAGATATGGGAGGCGTGCCAAGAATGGAAATAGATAGAGGTGATTAGATGGACTTGACGCCTAAACAGAAAGCGTTTGCAGATGAATTTTTAAAATGTGGAAATGCCACAGAAGCGGCTAAGAGGGCCGGATACAGCGAGCAATCAGCAAGACAAATGGGAACTGAAAACCTGTCAAAACCGTCTATATCCTCATATATACAGGAGCGGCAAAAACAAATTGACGATGAACGCATAGCAGATATTGCAGAGATTCAGCGATTCTATTCATCCGTTTTAAGGGGCGAAGTAAAGGACCAGTTCGGCCTTGATGCTTCACTTGAAACAAGGATAGCAGCAGGGCGGGAACTTATGAAGCGTTTTGAAAAGGCAGAATCAAACAAGAATGATTCTTGTGGAATCACAATCATAAACAATATTCCAAGACCGGAGAAACAGGATGGATAATAATTCCATTAGTCTGAAAGATATAATAGCTCCTGCTTTCTATGAAGTCTTTTGGGACATTCTGGATGAGAAACATACATATTACGATCTGTACGGCGGGCGTGGATCCACGAAGTCGTCTTTTGTGGGTGTAATGATTCCTTTCCTGATGATGCAGGACGCAGAGAATGATGTGTTCTCGAATGCTGTTATTTTCCGTAAAGTCGGAAATACACTCCGAGAATCTGTGTATGAACAGATAGCATGGGGAATTGATGCACTGGGAGTAAACGATCTGTGGGATAGCAGTTTAAGCCCTATGCAGTATACCTACAAGCCTACTGGACAGAAAATCATATTCAGAGGACTGGACAAGGCGAAAAAGACTAAATCTATTAAAGCAAGCAAGGGATATTTCAAGTATCTCTGGTTCGAGGAACTTGACGAATTTTCGGGCATTGAAGAAATTCGTACAGTGCAGCAGTCAGTCCTTCGAGGTGGCAGTAAGTTTGTTGTATTTAAGACATTCAATCCGCCAATTAGCCGGAGCAACTGGGCGAATGTGTATGTAGAAGAACCACGAGACGACAGTTACAGGCATAAGAGTGATTACAGATCAGTTCCTGTTGAATGGCTTGGTCAACAATTCCTTGATGATGCGGAACATCTCAAAAAAACAAATCAAAGAGCCTATCAGCACGAATACCTTGGATTACCTGTCGGACTCGGCACAAATATCTTTGAGCTGTTGGAAATCCGAACGATTCCAGACGAAGAAATTCAGAAGTATCAAAGTATCTATCAGGGTCAGGACTGGGGATGGTATCCGGATCCCAAAGCGTTTATTCGTGTGGCTTATGTTTCTAATCAGGAAAAAGTTTTTTTATTAGATGAGCTTGGAGGTTCCAAGATAAGAAACAAGGAAATGGCTAACCAGATAAAGAAAAAAGGATATGATGATTATTCAATATCTTGCGGAGTTGATGAAGAAGAAAGTATTATTGATTTCCGAGATGCAGGGCTTCCAGCACGTAAGGCCATTGTTACACCGGGAAGCCGCAAATATACTTTTGAGTGGTTACAGTGCCGAACATTAGTCATTGATCCGGCACGAACGCCTAGAGCATACAAGGAAATTATCAATTATGAGCATGAAGTAGATAGCAATGGAGAAGTGATTGCAGATTATCCAGATGGCAACGATCATTATATAGACGCCCTTAGATACGCCACAAGTCCATTGTCGATGAGAAGAGGACATAGTGCATAATGAGTAAAATAGGAATAGAACTACCGAAAGAGTATTCGGACAGATTTGACAAATTACGCCAGAATCGAGTAGAAGTCAGCTTTTATAAATATGGCACAGCAGCAGACAACTTTGGAATGAAATTAGTAGATGCACTTGAATCACACGATATGTGCATTAAAAAATATAAAGAAACTGGAAACACAGAATATCTTTGCGATGCAGCAAATTATCTCATGTTTGAATTTATGTATCCACAGATTCCGAATGCATTTTTCAAAGCAACAGATAGCGGAGAGAGTGCCGGAGTTGCCGGAACACCAATAAATCAGCTAAAAGAAAAATGGTGATTAAATGGGACTTATAACAACACTAAAAAGGTGGTTTAATATGATATTCAAAAAACAAGCCGAAGAGGACTTCAACATTCAGGCAGCAGAATTTCCAGAGATGGAATCGCTGATTAACCGGTGCGCGAACATTTACAGAGGTGCGCCGGAATGGCTGGATGATAAGAATAATATCAAGACGATCAATTTTGCTAAATCTGTCTGCTCAGAAACAGCTCGGCTCGCAACGCTGGCGATCGGCATTCAGATAGACGGTTCTGCAAGGGCTACGTGGCTACAGGAACAGATCGACAAGGTATATTTTCAAATCCGTCACTGGGTAGAATATGGCTGTGCTTATGGAACAGTATTTATTAAGCCAAATGGTGAAAGCATTGACGTATTTACTCCGGCAGATGTGATGATCGTGGACTATGATAATCAGGAAATTAAGGGAATCATATTCAAGGATTCTTATACTGTTGGACGGAAATACTATACACGGCTTGAATATCATAGATTTGTTGAGACTACCGTGGATGGCGTGACGACCTATCCGTACTACGTTTCTAATAGAGCCTATGTGTCAAAATCCCCTCAGTCAATCGGCGATAAGATTGACCTTAAACAGACCAAATGGGCTGACCTTATGGCAGATACGCCGCCGATTCTCAAGGCAAATGGAGAGAAGCTGGACGGGCCTCTGTACGGAGTACTGCGGACGCCGCAAGCGAATAACGTGGATATTAATGCACCATTGGGATTGCCGATTTTTGCCGAAGCTATCGAGGAGTTAAAAGACCTCGACATTGCATACAGCCGTAATGCCGGAGAGATTTTTGACTCTCAGAAGATTGTTCTGGCAGATGATAGACTGCTGATGCCAAGCGGTACACCTGTATCAGCCATGTCGCCACAGGGCATGGAAAACAGACGGAATGAAATGAACTTACCGCACTTTGTCAAGAATGTATTTGGTGAAGGACAGGATACGTTCTATCAAGAAATCAATCCACAGCTCAATACAGATACCCGTATAAGCGGAATAAATGCCCTTTTAAGCCAGTTGGGGTATAAGATTGGATTCTCTAACGGGTACTTTGTTTTTAACGAATCTAGCGGTATTCAGACGGCTACGGGCGTAGAAGCAGAACAGCAGAGGACAGTGCAATTCATTAAAGACGTGAGGGACAAGCTGGAATCCTGTTTGGATGAAGTAATCTACGCACTGAACGTTTACGCTGACCTGTACGGACTTGCACCTGTCGGAGCCTATGAAGTTAATTATGATTTCGGAGACATTCTCTACGTCAGGGAAAATGACCGTGCAAGGTGGTGGCAGTATGTGACCACTGGCAAGGTTCCGGCATGGCTGTATTTTGTGAAATTTGAGGGAATGACTGAGGAAGAAGCGAAAGCAATGGTCGAAGAAGCTCAGCCAGACGAACCAACATTATTCGGAGAGGAGTAAAAAGATGGCAGATAAACCAGTAACGCGAGAAGAAAAGTATCTCGCATATCTGACAGGTGATTATACAGGCGAAATCCCGAAGCCAATCACGAGAAAAGAGAAGTATTTGTACGAATTATGCTTAAAAGGAATTGGCGGTGAGATTTCACCGGAAGAAATCAAGAATGCAGTGAATGAGTACCTTGAAAAGAATCCAGTCAAGCCAGGAGCCACGACAGAACAGGCACAGCAGATTGAGCAGAACAAGACGAACATTGCTTCACTGAAAGAGGAAACTAGTTCACTGAAGGAAGATATATCCAACAAAATTACAAAGTTCTATGCATCGAATCAGGGTGAAACTCACATCACTGATTCTGATAATGGCAAGATTCAGGATATGGTTCTGTATGGAAAGAGCGAACAGAACCAATACAAAGGGATAAATTTACTTCCTACTGGCGTTAGTTATCTCGAAACAATAGAAGTTTCGATTCCAAAAGGAACACGCATTTTTTGGGCTACAGACGGTACGCCTGCTCTTGGCGGTAATTTCAGGTTCTATAATGAAGATAAAACTCAAGAGACATGGTTCGGAGTTGATGCTGGCAAGACTGCAATGACAAGCACAATAAATATTGATGCTAAATATGTGCAGTTCCTTATTTCCAAAGACCAATCAGTTAAAATATGTTTAGGCATTGGAGATAATCCAGTATATGAACCCTACACAGGCGGCAAGCCATCACCCTCTCCTGACTATCCGCAGGAGATTAAGAGCATCGTGAATCCGACTGTTAAAGTAACAAATGAAAATGGATTAAAGGTTCAATCTGTTACGCTTAACAATATCACCCTTAATGCAATCCCTGTTTCAAGTGGTGGTAATGTAACCATCGGTGGACAACAGTATATTGCGGATTACGTGGATGTGGAGAGGGGAAAGTATGTTCAAATGATACAGACAGACAAAGTTCAAAGCAACATAACGTGGAACATCCAGAAGCAACGAGAAGGGTATTCGCTTGGGTATACAGGTTTATACAAAAATGGTATATCAACAGATAAACCCGGAATGGAGAAGACATGGAAAAGCAATGTAGGAGATTCGTCGGGTATATGGAGTAATGCTTTTTCGTTTGGACGAAGTACTGTATTCTGGATTGTCCCATACAAGAATGACGGAAATATTACATCGAACGATATTAATGCATGGCTTGTGGAGCATCCAATGGATATAATGTATCCACTTGTAGAGCCCATCGAAACCGACCTAACACCAGAAGAGAATGAAGCGTTTAAGGCACTTGTCACCAACTACCCAGTAACCAACATCAGCGTCACATCCGACCAGTTAGACGGATATACAGTATTTAACTATCCGATTAGTATGGCTAATGGATGGAACTATGTAAAACAGCAGTTAAACGACAACCGAGATTATATCTATGATATGGATTTACAATCAGCAGAAGCCTATGTCAATAGCGAATATGCGGTAGTATTAACAGAATTGGAGGTATGATTATGTTATACAGAACATTATTGAAACTTAAAGAAAGAAATGGACTTACAGATGATTTGAAAAATAAGATTGATATTTTCTTCGCAACGGGCAGGATTACAGAGGAACAGTACAATGAGTTGATGGATGTTGGCAAGGAAGAAGAATCGAAAGTGGAAACTAATTAACTAAAGAGGGCTTTAGCGAACCAGTAAAAAACCAAAACATGTACCATAACATTTATCGAAAGAGGTGATATACTATGCTTAGTCCAGAATATTTACGGCAAATTACAGAGGGCAGTGAACAGATTGCAGAAGAACTGCATCAGTATATCATCTCTGAAATCGTGTCGAGGATGATGGCAAGAATCGGCAGAGGTGAGGACTATATTCTGACAAATGCAGATGCGTGGAGAATCAGAACGCTGCAGGAATCTGGTGAATTGCTAGAGGACATTCTAGCGGAACTATCCAGATACACGAAACGTGAACAGCAGGAGCTTCTTGAAGCGTTTGAAGATGCTGGAATCACTGCAATGAACTATGATGATAAGGTATACAAAGCGGCAGGATTAAGCCCTGTACCGCTTGAACAGTCGCCATCTATGATAAGGCTCATGGAGCGGAATATGCTTGCAACTATGGGCGAGTGGAAGAACTTCACACGGACAACTGCAAGTGCCGCTCAGAGGCTCTATATTGAACAATGCGACCTTGCATATAACCATGTGATGACTGGGGCGGTTGGGTATACGCAAGCCATCAAAGAGGCAGTTAATAACGTTGTATCAGATGGCGTCACTGTCACATATCCATCTGGCAGAAAAGACACCATCGAAACCGCAGTTGCACGTTCTGTTAGAACTGGCGTGGCACAGGCTACGGGGGATATATCCCTAAAACGTATGGAAGAAATGGACTGGGATTTAGTTCTGGTCAGCGCACACATGGGAGCCAGAACGGGTGACGGCGGCGAGAATCCCGGGAATCACTCGTTTTGGCAAGGCAAGATATACTCTCGTTCTGGCAAGAGTAAGAAATTTCCACCGTTTTCATTGACTGGATATGGGACAGCAAGCGGACTGTCAGGAGTCAACTGTCGGCATAGTTTCGGAGCCAGTGACGGGGAATTTAATCCTTATGCAGAACTATCAGCACAGGATAAAGCTGACAAAGGTAAACAGTACGAAAAGGAACAGCGACAACGTACTTACGAGCGAAGAATCCGCAAGACGAAGAGAGAGGTTCTTGGACTGCAAGCAGGAGTTGACAATGCACCGAATGAAAAGGCGAAATTCGCATTACAACAAGACCTTGACCGGAAGTCTTATCTTTTGCAGAAACAAAATGCTGCATACAAAGATTACTGCAAGCAGAACGGCCTGAGAGAACTGCAAGACCGGCTCATGATCGCGAAGTGGAACCGTCAGAACGCCGCAAAAGCCAGAGGAGCGGCAAAGAGATATGAAACAGCAAAGGGGATTGACTGATGGACAGATGGGAATATTTTAATCCTAATCCTGTTAAGGGTAAGAGAACAGGAGATTGCGTTGTCCGGGCAATATGCAAGGCAACCGGGTTTGACTGGGAAACAGTATTCGCCGGATTAATGGTACAGGCGTGTGTTCTGTCAGATATGCCGAGTGCAAATTATGTCTGGGGAGCATACCTCTATAAACATGGGTACAGACGCAAACTGATTGAACAGTCAGAGCGATATATCTATACAGTCAATGACTTTTGTGTGGACCATCCGACAGGCACATACATTCTCTGTATAGATGGTCATGTGGTGACAGTGCAAGAGGGCAAATATTTCGATACATGGAATAGTGGTAATGAAATCCCGGTATATTACTGGGAAAAGGAGTAGCTAAATGAGCATATCAGAATTTGTACAGATTTTCCTCTCTATCTGCGGAGGGGTGTCCATTGTCGGAGGAGCGGCAGCCGTAATCTTTAAATGGATTACGCCGGCATTCCGACTCAATAAGCGAGTAGAGACACTGGAAGAACATGACAAACGAGATTACGAGAGTCTTCAGAGGATTGCAGAGCGTGATTCATTGATTCTGGAAGTGTTGTCAACCATGCTGGACAGTCAGATCAGTGGGAATAATGTAGAAGAATTAAAAAAAACAAAACAGAAGCTTACAAATTATCTTGCACAGAATCAGCGTTAGCATTAGTAAGGGGTATGCTCATGAAATTATATGTGTTCACTAAGAAAGATATAGACAGATTCTTGATAGAGTGTAATTTTACACCGGACGAGGAAAGGCTGTTCCGACTGAGATGCAAGGAATATACACTCGAATACTGTGCTGAACAGATGAATGTGAGTATATCTACGGCAAAACGATTAAGTCGGAGGGTGAACAATAAAATAATTAAAGTGTGTTAAAAAAAATATGGAGAGGACATTTCTACCCTCTCCTTTTCTTATTTCTCACAATCTTCCAAGACAGCTCGTTCTAACAGCTGCCTAACATAATCCGGGCATTTACTTTTTCCGGATTCCCAGTTTTCGAGCGTTCTAACCGGTATGTTGTACCTTCTTGAGAATTCTGCTCGGGATATCTTTAAGCGTTCACGCATTTCCATGGTGGACATATTTTCTTTTTGTTTCAGATCATCTTCCATAGATCCTTTTGTTTTGTAAGACATGAATCCTACCGCGGATGGGAAAATACGGGTGTAAGTGGTTTTGTTTTCGCCAATCCATTTAATGCTCACATATACTTTTGCACATATATATGGCCATTCTGGACTTAATATAGTACCGTCCGCATATACACAAACATCGCATTCTTCAGCGATAGAATTATCATATATGATACGATCGACTTCTTCTTTAAAGAATTTCGCACGGCAATAGGCCACGATGTCGTCTAACTGGTATCCGTCGCATTCAGGCATAAAACTTTTGATCTGTTTTCGCTTGATCTCCCATAGATTCGTGCTATAATCTTTATCCATTTTAACGAGGCTGTCGACAAATCCACCGACAGGAAAGGGATGTAAGATTTTGTAAGCTACATCAAGCTCAGCGTCAGATTTTCCACAGCTTTTTTTGAAATCATACATTAATTCATCCATCATGGATTCAAATTCAGATTGATTATATTTATACATACATTTCGTCCCCCTTTCTATCAATGTTCTTTGACATATTTATGTATACGCTCATATAAATTCATTTCATTTCGGTTCGCCATTAATTCGCTTAAATCGTTTGAATCATAATTTGTAGAATATACGGCATAACTGCGATTTTCGATAAACCATGAAGCTTCTTTGATGTTGCTAAGAATCTCCATATCTTTAGCTCTTTTTTCTGCGCGAGCATGTCTGTCTTCAGCTTCGTATTTTCTAACGAGAGCAGATAAATATGAAATCATGTTTTTTCTTATATCTTCAGCCCATGCAATCTGTTTCGGACTTCCGACGAGTTCAACTAATTTTTGTTCCATTGTTTTCGCTTCCTCCCATGCTTTCTTAAGACCGGAGGATATAGTTAATGCTGACTTTTTAACCAGTTCCCATGCTCTTTTCATGATTTTTGATAAGTTGTATTTCTTCATTTCTGTTTCCTCCGTTCCTTTGATGATTATATAATACCACCAAATTGGTGGTATGTCAATACTTTTTCGATACTTTTTTGAACTTTTTAGATTGATACATCTATGCAAAAATATAATCAGAAAGGTGGTGCATAAGATGGCATTATATAACAATCCTTATCAATATAGTTTTGGTGTTCCGGGGCAGATGAACCAGTTCCAGCAACAGCCTGTTCAGATTTCAACTCAACCAGTACAGCAACCACAGCAGAATAATAGCGGTATCCTGTGGGTATCCGGCGAAGTAGGTGCAAAATCCTATCTGGTAGCGCCCGGAACAAGTGTTTTACTGATGGATTCAGAGAGTGAAAAGTTCTACATAAAATCCACAGATGTATCCGGTATGCCACAGCCATTACGAACGTTTGAGTATCATGAAGTAGGCGCCCAGATGCTGCCTAAACAGCCTGTTCAGAACATGGACAATAAATATGTCACCAGACAGGAATATGACGATTTAAAGGGCAAATACGAAGCTATCATAAACCGATTAAATTCTTTTTCTGAACCTGTTAGGGCTAATACCGCACGGGAATCAGCAGTCAAGGGAGGAAATGCAGATGAGTAATCCATTATTCAATGCCCTCGGTGGTGGAATGCCACAGGGAAACGGACCAATGCAGATGATACAGCAGTTTATGCAGTTTAAGCAGAATTTTAAGGGAGACCCGAAAGCAGAAGTTGAGAAGATGTTACAGTCTGGGAAGATTTCCCAACAACAGCTTAATCAGGTTCAGCAGATGGCAGGACAGTTCCAAAGCCTGCTGAAAGGAATGAAATAGTACATTACAATCTGGCCAGATTGATGTAAATACACAAAAAGGAGATTATAACTATGGATGGAAATTATAGCTTAGCAGATATTGCCGCTGCTACCGGAAACGGTAGAAATAATGACGGCATGTTTGGTGGAGATGGTAGCTGGTGGATTATTGTTTTATTCATCTTTGCTTTCTTCGGATGGGGAAACAACGGCTGGGGCAATAACGGCAATGGCGGCGGATATGCAGCCACGGCAGCTACTCAGGCAGACATTCAGAGAGGATTTGACAATTCCGCAGTAATCAGCAAGCTTGACGGAATCAACAGTGGCCTGTGTGATGGCTTCTATGCCATGAATAACGGTATGCTTACCGGTTTTAACGGAATCAACACAAACATCATGCAGACTGGTTTCGGAATCCAGCAAGCAATCAATGCCGATACTGTAGCAAACATGCAGAACACCAATGCTTTACAGGCACAGCTTGCGAACTGCTGTTGCGAAACCAGGGAAGCTATCCAGGGTGTAAATTACAATATGGCACAGAACACCTGTGCACTGCAGAACACTATGAACAGCAACACAAGAGATATTATCGACAGCCAGAACGCAGGAACAAGAGCCATTCTTGACTACCTTTGCAATGAAAAGATTTCTAACTTGCAGGCTGAAAACAATGACCTCAGACGTGCTGCTTCTCAGGATCGCCAGAGTGCGTTACTCACAACTGCAATGGCTTCACAGACACAGCAGCTCATTAATGCGATTAATCCGGCGCCGATTCCGGCATATCAGGTTCCTAATCCGAATACATATTACGGATGCGGATGCAGCACCGGATGCAATTGTTGACAACTTCATATTGAGAGTATCTTTCGATTGATTTCGGATGTCGGCTTATGCCGTATTACACAGAGGGGCAGGCCAAAAACCTGTCCTTTTGTGATATGAAAGGAGTATTTTTATGGCAGAATTTACAAATGTAGCTGCTCAGACTGTAGCAGCAAATGGAAACGTAGTATTTTCAAACGTGGCAGTTAAAGGTTCTAACTGCATTCAGCACAGAGAGGGAAGCGGAATCATCACCCTGAGAGGACTGACTAACCAGTGCAAAGCGAGATTTTTCGTGGATTTTTCTGGTAATATCGCAATTCCAACAGGCGGTACTGTCGGAGCTATTTCTCTGGCTATTGCAATCTCTGGCGAGCCAGTACTATCCTCCCAGATGATTTCCACACCGGCAGCAGTAGACCAGTACAACAATGTGTCCACGGGCATTTATGTGGATGTACCTCGTGGATGTTGCGTTAATATTGCGGTAGAGAACACAAGCGATCAGGCAATTTCTGTTGCGAACGCAAACATTGTCGTAACCAGAGAAGCGTAGGAGGTGCGATTATGAGAGACATTAAAGACTTATGTGCAAGAATTGAAGACGAACTGTCCAAAATCGCTGATAATGGACTGACCACTGGAAATCTGGAAATGACATACAAACTGATTGATATGTACAAAGACATAAAGAACACGCAGTACTGGGACAAGAAAGTGGAGTACTATAACACTGTCCTTGATGAGATGCGTGGCGGATATAATGACGATTACAGCGAACGTGGAAGAAAGCGCGACAGCATGGGGAGATACAGCGCAAACGGCGGCAGAATGATGCCGGATTACGACCGTGGCAGTTCTTATGCCAGACGCGGCGAGCATTATGTCAGAGGGCATTACAGCCGCTCTGACGGACGAGATGCTTATGACGACTATATGACACAGAAGCAGAGCTATCGTTCTGGCAAATCTGAAGACTGCAAAAGGAAGATGCTCGCTGCTCTGGAAGAACATCTTGACGAACTCACAACAGAAATGAGCGATATGTCCAAGGATGCAGAATGCCGGGAGGAACGTGATCTCGTCAAGAGATATGTGGAAAAGCTCCGTGATATGCTCTAAAAACAAAAAAAGTGGTAGAGAGGTGATTGAAAGAAATCTGTTATAATGTAATTGTGCAGCAGGAAGTACAAGTAAAACGGTTGTTTTTGACATTTTCGTTTTAATCCTCCTTTCTTTAATTTAGTAGCTGGTACGCACGCTTTAATGGAAAGTTGAACAGGTTCGAATCCTGTCGTGCGTATTTGCCATCTGGCACGCAAGATGGCTCACCTCCTTGATTAAGGTTTTTGTTATTCATACTTTTCTTTTAAAAAAGAAATAAATATCCGAAACAACTCGTGGTAGGCATAACACGTTAAATACCTTGCTAACCCGGGAATCCGGGTTAATGGGATATAGCTCAGTTGGTAGAGCATCTGACTGTTAATCAGAGTGTCACAGGTTCGATTCCTGTTATTCCAGTTACCCTGCCAGTGGTCTAACTGGCTTAATCCATTTACCTGCGGCGGCAGGTCAATAAACACGACCAGGAGGATGCTATGCAGAAACTTATTGACACATTAAAATCATATGGAATTGAAATCCCGGAGGACAAGCAGGCAGATGTGAAGAAGGCACTCTCTGAGCATTATAAGAATGCTAAAGAAGTAGCGAAAACTCTGTCAAAAGTCGAGGGTGAACGTGACGACTGGAAAGAACGTGCTGAGACAGCAGAGGAAACCTTAAAAGGCTTTGATGGTATCGACCCGGCGAACATTCAGACAGAGCTTGCTGAATGGAAGAAAAAAGCCGAGGATGCAGAAAAAGAGTTTAATGCAAAAATCTACGACCGTGATTTTTCAGATGCACTCAAAGCGGCACTCGATGATGTTAAATTTTCAAGCGAAGCGGCAAAGAAATCAGTCATGGCAGACATCAAAGAAGCAGGTCTTAAGCTGAAAGATGGTAAAATCCTTGGGCTGAACGACCTGATTGAGCAGATGAAACAGTCTGACGCATCCGCTTTTGTGGATGAATCTCAGCAGCAGGCTCAGCAGAATCAGGCAAGATTTACCACTCACGTTGGACAGCAGCAGACACCGGGAAGCATGACTAAAAAAGATATCGAAGCGATCAAAGACCCGTCCGAGAGACAGGCTGCAATTGCTCAGAATATCCAGTTATTCCAGTGATTTTTTACACCGACTATACGACAGAGTATAGCCGCTAACCCAATACCTTAATATTTATGGGTAGAAAGGATTTTTATATGGCAGCAAAAGCTAATCTTATTATGACTAATGATATCCAGGTCACAGCACGTGAGATTGACTTTGTAACCAGATTCGAAAGAAACTGGCAGCACTTACGTGACATTCTGGGAATCATGAGACCTATCAAAAAACAGCCGGGTGCTGTACTGAAATCTAAGTACGCAGAGGGTACTTTACAGAGCGGAAAAGTGGCAGAGGGTGAGGAAATTCCTTACAGCAAATTTACTGTAAAAGAAAAGAACTATGCGGAAATGACCATTGAAAAGTACGCAAAGGCTGTATCTATCGAAGCAATCAAGGATCACGGTTATGAGAACGCCGTTCAGATGACTGATGATGAATTCCTTTTCCAGCTTCAGACTGACGTTACCAGCAGATTTTATGACTATCTGAAAACCGGTACACTTACTTCCACAGAAACAACATTCCAGATGGCTCTGGCAATGGCTAAAGGCCGTGTTGAGAACAAATTTAAGCAGATGCACAGAAACGTGACTGGCGTTGTTGGATTTGTCAACATTTTGGACGTATATGAATATCTCGGAGCAGCTGAGATCACTATTCAGAACCAGTTCGGCTTCCAGTACATGAAGGACTTTATGGGATTCAACACTATCTTCCTGTTATCTGACAGCGAGATTCCGAGAGGACAGGTTATCGCAACACCTGTTGAGAACATCGTTCTGTACTATGTTGACCCGAACGAATCTGACTTTGCAAGAGCAGGTCTTGTATATACCGTATCTGGCGAAACAAACCTGATCGGATTCCATACACAGGGCAACTACCACACAGCAGTGTCCGAAGCGTTTGCAGTTATGGGACTTACTCTTTTTGCGGAGTATATTGATGCAATTGCAGTAATTACCATTGATGAGACACCAACCCTTGGTACTCTGACAGTAGCATCTACGGAAGGTTCAACAACCGGAAATACAAAAATCACTGTAAATCCGGCTAAAGAAAACGTTAACAATGTATACAAATACAAAGTTGGTGCGTCTGAAACAGCTGTGACTTATGGACAGAATCTTAGAAACTGGACTACATGGGACGGAAAAGCTGATGTTAAGGCAACAACCGGGCAGAAGATTACAGTGGTTGAGTGTGACGGAACATACAAAGCACTGAATACCGGAAGTGCAAGCGTAACAGCGAAATCATAAACGTAGGAGGTAACTGGCATGGCTTATGTAGATTATAAATTCTATACAGAATCATTCGGCAATGTCGTGCCAGAAACCGACTTTCCACGACTGGCAGAAAAAGCCAGTGGTTTTGTGAACACGATGACGTTTGACAGGTTGGTGGACGGGCTGCCGACAGATGAACGCTCTCAGAAGCGTATCAAAAAGGCGGTCTGTTCATTGGCTGAATTAATGTATCAGATTGAACTTGCTGAGAAGAATGCTATTAATCAGGCATCGGCAAATGTAACCGACATAAATGCCGGGAACATCTCAACAGGCATTGTAACATCTGTATCATCTGGCAGTGAATCCATCTCTTACGCAACACCTCAGCAGATTGGAGCGAGTGCAAAAGAGTGGAGTGCAGTGTATGCCGTCGCCGGAGATGCACAAAAAACGAACGACTTGCTCTTAAAGACAGCTTTACCACTTCTGATGGGAGTAAGGACGGATAATGGAATACCAGTATTATATGCAGGAGTGTGATTATATGGACATTTCAACATTAGGCTCATGTATAGCAATCGTTATGATCTGCTACATTGTAGGAATGGGCTGCAAAGCATCAAAGAGAATCTCTGACGAATGGATTCCAGTGATCATGGCGGTTATTGGTGGCATTCTCGGAGCTGTCGGGATGGGAGTTATCCCGGACTTCCCGGCAACGGATTATATCACAGCGGTTGCGGTCGGTATGTTTAACGGATTATCGGCTACTGGCGTGAATCAGGTTATTAAGCAGACAACGCAGAAAGAATAATATTAAGGAGAGGGTATCATGTACGAAAAAACGGTGACGATTTTTGACTATTACGAATCAGCCACGACAGGAGATGCGTACTGGTATCCTCACGTGCTATCCGGCGTTGACCTGATTACGGACAAAGGAGCAATCCTTAAAAAGTACGGGCCAGACGCAACTGACAACGCACAGTTACACATCCGTTATACTGTCCAGAACGGCGATATAACCATTACTGATAAGGGCGGCAAGATTCTTCCATGGGTGCCGCCTAAAGAGTGGAAACAGCAGATTAACAACGCTCTGGAAGACACTATCACATTCTCGGACGAGTCATTCTTCTGGGAGGGTGAGTGGACTGGTGGAACGGTATCTGATGGTGATTATCGGAATGGATTCTACCAGTACATGAACGAGAACAAGGATAATGTGTTTAAGATTACCAGTGTAGGCGGTCCATATACACTGATTCCACACTTTGAGATTCTAGGTAAGTGATATGAGTAAGATTCATCATTTTAAAGGATTCTCCGTAGTCGATGGAGATATGAAAATCAAGTTAAATATGGACAGGTTCTCCAGACAGTACCAAGAAGCCCAGTATCTCCTTGATGGAATGGTTATGGACAGTATGGTGCCGTTTATGCCGATGATTACAGGGGACTTTATCAACCGAACAAGAGTTGAGAGTACATCCTTACAAGGAACTGGGAAAGTATGCGCGGCGGCGGCTCCTTATGGACGTTTTCTGTACGAGGGGAAAGGAATGGTTGATGAAGCAACTGGAAGTCCCTACGCAAGACGTGGAGCAAAGAAAGTTCTCGTTAGTCAGTTTTCTGGTCGGACAGCCGCAAAGGAAAATCTTGAATACACCAAACAGGCTCACCCACGGGCACAGGCAAAGTGGTTTGATGCCGCTAAACGGCAATATGATGACACATGGGTTCGCAAAGTAAAAGCACAGGCAGGAGGTGGCAGGCATAGCAGATAAACCTATCGGAAAAGACGCAACCGGATACGAAATTCTGACAGATGCCATGAAAGCACTTCTGAACCAGTATCCGGGACTGTATGAAAATGAAACAATCAAGTTTGAAGAACTTGGCAAGGAATCAGGAATTGCGTTCTCGGCAGATAATGGAGCTTTGATTTATTCAGAAAAAGAAGATGTTTGTGGCGTAATGCACCAGGTATGCCAGTACCCATTTTACGTGGTATATCGCACAGCATCCGACAAGGAAAGGCAGAAGCTATCCGTTCAGAAGTTCCTAGATAATCTCGGTAAATGGATATGCCGAGAACCAGTTATCATAAATGGCTCTGAGACACGTTTAAATGCGTTTCCTGAGCTTTCTCAGGGGCGAGTGATAAAACGTATCACCCGTGATAATTCCTATGGTTTAGAACCACAGGAGAGTGGTGTACAGGATTGGTTATTACCATTAACGGTACGCTACGAAAATACTTATGAAGTAATATAACAAGTAACAACCAGCTATCAATCGGAGATAGTCGCTAACCTACACAGCCTTTTAAAAGTTATAGGCAGAAAGGACATTTCTATGGCAGTTACAGGCAAAATTGACCGTAAATATATGGCTCATTATATCGATGCAGGTTCTCTCTGTGGAGGACTGACACCGAAGTATGAACGTCTTGGAAAAGATCTGGAAGAGTACAATGTTGAACTCAATCCAGACACCGAAACCTCTAAAAACATTCTTGGAGAATCCACATTCAAACATAACGGCTACGAAGTTTCTTCTGACGCTGATCCATTCTATGCAGACACTACTTCTGATCTGTTTACAGCATTACAGAAGATTGTAGATGGACGTCTCAAAGACGATAACCTCAAAACAAAAGCAGTTGAGGTTCACCTTTGGACAGAAGCCACAGCAGGCAAGTATGAAGCATATCAGCAGGACTGCTACGTTGTGCCGACCTCCTACGGCGGTGATACATCTGGCTATCAGATTCCGTTTACCGTCAATTATACCGGCGAACGAGTAAAAGGAAAATTTGATATCAGTTCCGGCACATTTACAGCTGACAGCGAATAATTTTTAGGAGGATATAGAAAATGGCAAAAACAATTAATACAAACATTGATGATGGATTTCTTCTTTTCACATTCACGAACAAGCAGGGTGAAGTGTTCTCTTCATTTAAGCTGAACCCTACCGACATTAACGTTGCAGCAAGAGCGGAAGAATTGGAAACTTTCTTTGAGCAGGCTCAGGAATCTGTTAAAAATGTTTCTTCCAGCAAAGAGATGGCTGAGATTAATAAGCAGATTGAGGACAAAATCAATTATATGCTCGGATATGAAGCATCTAAGGATTTATTTAAAGAACCAATTACCGCAACAACTGTTTTTGGAAATGGTCAGGTATTCGCTTATATCGTCCTTGACAAAATCAATGAAGCACTTACTCCAGAGATTGAAAAGAGAAAGAAAAAAATGCAGGAAGTGGTCAATAAGTACACGGAGAAGTATACAAAATGACCGCCTATGAGTTGCCCACCTCACTAAATATCAGTGGGGTGGATTTTTCTATCAGAACGGATTTTCGAGTAATTATTGACATTCTGGTCGCCATGAATGACCCAGAATTGGACGAACAGGCGAAAGCTGTTGTTATGTTACAGATTTTGTTTGAGGACTGGCAAAGCATACCCCTGGAACATCTTACAGAAGCTTGTCAGAAAGCTTGCGAGTTTATTGATTGTGGTCAATTCGATGATATCCCGAACAAGCCCAAACCCCGTTTGATGGACTGGGAACAGGATGGAGATATGATCGTTCCGGCTGTGAACAAGGTTGCTGGTAAAGAAATCAGATCAGTACCTTATATGCACTGGTGGACGTTTTTTGGATACTTTATGGAATCTGGCGAGTGCCTGTTCAACACCGTAGTTGGAATCCGGTCAAAAAAAGCAAAGGGCGAAAAGTTCGATAAATGGGAAAAGAAATTCTATCAAGAGAATAAAAACATAATTGACATAAAAACACGTCTCAGCGACGAGGAGCAAGCTTATAAAGATAAGCTGAATGAGATGTTGAACCTCAAATAGTTAGGAGGTGGACACATGGCTGCTGATGGCTCAGTCATTATTGATACCAGAATGGACACATCAGGCGTGCAAAACGGCGTATCAGCAATCAGGCAGTCTTTTAACGGACTTGGCAGCGTAGTAAAAAAAATAGGCGTACTGATTGGCGGAGCATTTGCGATTGGAAAACTGACGCAGTTCGGTAAGGAATGCGTAGAACTCGGCTCTAACCTTGCCGAAGTGCAGAACGTGGTCGATGTTACATTCACAACCATGTCGGACAAGGTAAACGAATTTGCAAAGAATGCTATGACCTCTGCCGGACTGTCAGAAACCATGGCAAAACAGTATGTCGGAACGTTCGGAGCAATGTCTAAGTCGTTCGGTTTCTCCGAAGCACAGGCTTACGACATGTCAACGGCTCTAACGCAGCTGACTGGTGATGTAGCATCATTCTACAACATCAGTCAGGACTTGGCTTATATCAAACTGAAATCAGTGTTTACAGGTGAAACGGAAACACTCAAGGACCTCGGTGTGGTAATGACCCAGTCGGCGCTTGACCAGTTCGCGCTGGCAAATGGCTATGGTAAAACCACATCCGCCATGACTGAACAGGAGAAAGTGGCTCTCCGCTTGGCTTTTGTACAGAAACAGTTGTCTGCCGCATCTGGTGATTTCATTCGAACATCTGACTCATGGGCGAACCAGGTCAGAGTGATGCAGTTACAGTTGCAATCTCTCAAGGCAACAGTCGGACAGGGATTAATCAATCTCTTCACTCCCGTTTTGAGAGTTATTAATATCTTGCTCGGTAAGTTAGCAACTCTGGCAAATGCCTTCAAGTCATTTACGGAATTAATCACCGGAAAGAAATCATCTGGCCAGACAGGCGCAAGTGGTGCAGGTCTTGTCGGAACAGATGCAATAGCTGATACGGCAGACCAATATGGAGATGCTGCCAACAATGCCGAAAAGCTGGCAGACGCGACAAATGATACAGCGGACGCAACCAAGAAAGCTACTAAGGCGGCGAAAGGTTATCTTAGTCCTCTCGACGAAATAAATAATTACTCAACGGATAAAAGTACGGATTCATCGTCAAAAGTACCGGGCACAACTGGCGGACTTGCAGATCAGATGAAAGATGCTGTACAAAATGTTGATTACGGAAAAATGGCAGAGGGTGAGACAGTTCTTGATAAAATGTCAAAACCGCTAAAAAAGATAATCGACAGATTTAAACAGTTGGCTAAGTTAATCGCAAAAGGATTCTGGGATGGATTAGGAGATTACGAACCAATTCTTGACGGAATAAAAAAGGATCTCGATTCCATATGGAAATCTTTAAAGGATATCTTCACTGATTCAGAAGTTGCTAAAGCAGCAAATAATTTTTTCGATTCATTCGCATATGCAATTGGACAAGTTGCCGGCTCATTTGCCAGAATCGGATTAACAATTGCGCAAAACATTATAGGCGGAATCGAAAAGTTTTTAAAGCAGAACACGCAAAGAATAAAGAACTATCTGATAGATATGTTCAATATCGGCTCTGAAATTGCACAAATAGGCGGAAACCTTGCAGTTGCTTTTGCTGATGTTTTCTCAGTTTTCGGCGAAGAAACTGCGCAGCAGATTACTGCTAATTTAATCGGAATCTTTACTGAAATTGGAATGGTTCTTACGGAAACAGCCGCAAAACTTGGCAGAGACATCCTTAACATGATTGCGCAGCCTTTTATCGACAACAAAGACATTTTGAAGTCAACAATTGAGGGCAGCCTCGGAGTAATAGAAACTGTAACAAGTGGGGTCTTAACAGTTGTTCAAAACCTTAGTGATGCAATATCGAGGCTATACGATGAGCACGTAAAGCCGTTCTTTGATTCTATAGCGAATGGATTATCAAGCATATTTGAGACTCTGATAACTGGATACAACACCTATGTTCTTCCAGTTTTGCAAGGACTGGCAGAACAGTTCAAAGGGCTATTAGAGGGACCATTAGGGGATGCGATTTTAAAGATAGAAACATTCCTCGGAAAACTCATTGATTCTCTGAAACTTCTGTGGGAGTCGGTATTAGTGCCTTTGATTAACTGGATAATCGCGAATTTGCTTCCGGTCGTGGCAGAAATAATTAACGTTGTAGGCACCGTAGCAATAAAAGTTATGAAATCATTAATTAAAATAATTGGTGATGTAGCAGACACTCTGAGCGGAATCATTGATTTCCTTGTAGGCGTTTTCACAGGAGACTGGGAACTGGCTTGGCAGGGAATAAAAGAGATTGCGGATGGAGCATGGAGTTTTATCAAAGATGTTGTGTCAGGTGCGTGGGAGATAATTAAAACCGTAACAAAAGGCGCGTTAAGTATAATAAAGAGCATCATCAGCACTGCTTGGAATGCGATTAAAGCATTGACTTCAACAATCTGGAACGCAATCAAAAAGACACTTTCTGGCCTTTGGAACTCTCTTAAATCCACAGCCAGCACAGTATTTAATGCAATTAAAACTAAAGTTGTAGGCGTATGGGACAGCGTAAAGAACAAGACATCCCGAACATGGGAAAGCGTAGCTACGTTCGTATCTAATAAAGTAGAAGCGATAAAAAATGCTATCACTAATAAGTTTAATGCCGCCAGAGATGCAGTCAAATCTGCATTTGAAGGTATTGTTAATTTCATTAAAGCTCCGATTAATCAGGCAATCAGCATTGTTAATAATGCAGTTGGGATGATTAATAATGCAATTGGTGGAATTGAATCTGCATTTTCCTTTGGGCCTTGGACTGTTCCAACACCGTTTGGTTCAAAGACTATTGGATTTCATGCAACATTTCCACGTATCGGAACTATCCCATATCTGGCCAGTGGCGCAGTTATTCCACCACGAAGCGAATTCCTTGCGGTATTAGGTGACCAGAAGAAAGGAAATAACCTGGAAGCACCGGAAAGCCTATTACGGCAGATCGTCCGGGAAGAGTCAGGAAAAGGGCAGGGAGATGGAAATACCTATAATGTTACAGTCAATGCATCTGGCAGAAAATTGTTAGATATTATTATCAGTGAAGCTGAAATGAGAAGAAACCGGAATGGGAAGAACCCATTTGAGTTAGCGTAAGGAGAAGAATATGCCGCAGGAACAATTTAAAATAGACAACGTTGTTATAAGAGCACCGGATAGTTACAAACCGGTGTTCGCAACCACTTCTACAGAAGACTCTAAAAGAAGTCAGGATTTGATTATGCACAATACACCAATGGGGACAATTGGTGGGTATGACATGCAATGGGGCGAGCTTACGTGGGCTGAAATAGCAACCATACTAAATACTGTGCTTAACAAAAGCCAATTCACATTCCACCATAAAGACCCTACTGTTCCGGGAAGATGGATAGACAGAACATTCTACGCATCAAATTTTAACATGGCTGCGCAAACCCTGAAAGACGGGGAAGAAAAGTGGACGGATTTGTCTATCAATGTAAGGAGGATTGAGCCGATTTGATAAATGTATCTACTCAGTTGAAGAAAGAATCTCTTACAAACAGAAATTATTACGTGACAGCAAATGTTACATTGTCAAATGGTACAACTCTTAAGCTAGGTAAAAAAGACTTTTATCTATCCGGAAACAGTCTTGTAGATTCAGCAGACTCTGGGGACTTCCCGGTGGGTGTAGCAATAGAAAAAACGGCAAGCTTATCATTGGTAAATGATGACGGACGCTTTGACGGATATAATTTTAATGCTGCAAGGTTTGTTATCTTTCTCAATGTGCAGTTATCTGACAGGATAGAAACTATTAAAAGAGGTACTTATATTGTATCGAAAAAGCCTGCAACGGCAAGCGAAATAAGTCTTTCTCTCTTAGATAAGATGCACAACGCTGATAAGACGTATGATTCTAATTTATCTTTTCCTTGTACAGTCAAGGAACTGCTCTCGGAATGCTGTCAGCAATGTGGAATCACTCTTGGAGATGCAGTGTTTCCAAATGCGGATTTTCAGATTCAGAAAGTGCCATCTAATGCGACATACCGTACAATAATCGGAATGTGTGCCGGGATAGCCGGTGGAAATGCAAGAATCGACGAAAATGACTTACTCAGGATTATTACGTTTGATAAGACATTTACCAATACGACTATTTACGATGGTGGAACAGTAAAGAACTGGACAAATGGTGATGATCTGGATGGCGGTACGCTTAATCCATGGACAACAGGGACCGTGATTGATGGTGGTACGTTAAGCAATAACGACTATCACGCGTTATTTTCAATTCAGAATCTACAATATGACGTAGACGATGTTATTGTAACAGGCGTCAAATACGTAGAAGATGAGGCCGAATATATGTCGGGTCAGAACGGCTATGTAATTACTATTGATAACCAGTTATTGTCAGGTAATGCACAGGCAGGAGTCGAAGTTATTGGAAATCAATTAATCGGTTTACGAATGCGCCCTTTCTCATGTGACGGAATTGCCAACGGATACGCCACTTTCGGCGATTCAGTCGAATTTATTGATACTAAGAATCGTGTCTTTAGATCATTTGCAACTAATGTAGAATTTGTGTTTGGCGGCTCAACATCATGGAGCTGTAGCGCAAAGAGTGCCGAAGAAGATGCAAGCGAGTTTATTGGTGAGCAGCAGGCAGTGGTAGAACAAGCAAAAAAAGACATAGAGAAAAAGCTATCTGCATATGACGTAAAGCTCAAACAGATGAATGAACTTGCAGCGAACACGCTGGGTTTCTTCTATACAGAGGAAGCACAAGAAGATGGTTCCGTAATTACGTACCGGCATGATAAGCCTACACTTGCTGATTCTAAAGTAATTTATAAAACAAGTGCTGATGGATTCTTCTTGTCAGTAGACGGCGGTCAGACATGGAAAGCCGGCTTTGATAGTAATGGAGATGCTGTACTGAACATCCTTTACGCAATTGGCATCCAGTCAGAATGGATTAACACGAGAGGATTTACAGCAAAAGATAATAACGGAGACGTGACGCTGCGCGTTGATGCTGACACTGGACGTGTGGACATTGTTGCGAATTCTTTTCAGCTTAAAGGGAAGACTATTAAAGAAATAGCTAATGAATCCGCAAAAAGTTACGTCGATTCAGTGATAACAGACGGTATAGATGTAAGCACTCAATACTTTTATGCGTATGACCCCACGCTTGAGAATGTACCCGCATCTGAATGGACTGACGTAGATGCAAAAGATAAGCATCTTAATGATATTTTCTATAACACGAGTACTAAGAAGATGTTCCGTTTTGTAAAGATTGATGGTACTTATAGTTGGGAGAGCTTTGATGATCCTGATATAAAAGTCGCACTTGATGCTGCATCAACGGCACAAGATACCGCAGATGGAAAAAGACGAGTGTTTTTGGTTACACCTACGCCGCCATATGATGAGGGTGACATGTGGGTTACCTCCACCACTAATGGAAAAGGTGAAATAAAAATCTGCAAAACGCCCAGAAAATCCGGTGCATTTTCATCTGCTGACTGGATTAGCCCATCTTATGTGGATTCTGATGATGTGGATAATGCAATTAGTGAGTATGACACCAGTTTGGGGCAGCCTGAAGTATTCAATAAACTGACTAACAATGGGAAAAATAAAGGTATTTATATTCAGGATGGTGAACTGTATATAAATGCAAGTTATATCCTATCTGGCGTTTTAGCAGGAAAACTGATTAATGGTAAGGGTCTGAATGTCACAGATAAAAATGGTCAGGTTACATTGAAAATTGATGATGATGGAAATGTTTACATTAAAGCAACTGAATTTTCTCTGGAAGGAAAAAACATCAGTGATGTTGTAGCGGAAGAATCGGGTAAATTCAGAACTTTAAATGTAATCTTATCAAATGAGTATCAAGGAATTCCAACCGATAAAGATGGGGGTTATACTTCTTTTCCATCATGTAGCACTACTGTACAGGTCCTGTATGGCTCAGAGGATGTCACCAAAACATCTATTATCGAATGGAGTACATCAAGTGGCGTGTATGGTAGTTCTTACGGGGAAACATATATAGTTACGGGGTTGAGCACAGACGCAGGTACCGTAAAAGTTACTGTGACAAGAGGAAGTCTGACAGCAGAAAAAATATTTGCCATTGCAAAGCAGAAGCAGGGAATTCAAGGAATGCAGGGACAGACTGGCGCTACAGGTGCAACGGGTGCTACAGGAAATGGCATTTCATCCGTCACAACCTATTATCTCGCGACTTCCGAATCCAATTATGTATATACATATACAAGTGGATGGACAACTTCTATACAGACGCCAACGGCTGATAAGCCGTATTTATGGTCATATCAGACAACTTATTATACAGATGGTACTTCTAACAGTACATCGCCACATATTATTGGTATTCGTGGCAAAGATGGAGAAAATGGTAAAGATGCAGGTGACCTGACGCAGGAACAGATATTTAACATTCTGACAAATAATGGACAGACACAGGGGATTTATTTACAGAACAGTCTTCTGTATATAAACGCTTCTTATATTAATACAGGTGCGCTGGCGGGATGGGAAGTTGGATACAAGAAACTCACAGCAGACGGCACGTACGGCAAAATAATATTAGATGCGTCGACTGGAGAAGTCTATTCAGAGACGAATACAGGAGTATATGTACCGGGGTACGGGACGTTGTATGGAACGCGAATTAGAGGAATCAATCTTTATACAGGAACCGTACACGCAAGTTCGGTCTCGGTTAATACCAGTGTTTCTGCTGGCAGTGTTTCTGCGGACAGTATTTCGGCATCAAAAAAAGTTAAAGCAGGCACGCACGTAGAAGCCAGTGGACATTTCTATAGCGTCGGAACGGGGACAGACCTTGCGGATTTAAGTGTCCGAGGGACAAAGAAGAGGATTTTTCCAACAAAAAACTATGGTACACAGGCGTTTTATTGCTACGAAATGGCATCCCCCATGTTTGGAGACATCGGAGAAGCATCCATATCAGAAGACGGCACATGTCTGATAGACATAGATGACATATTCCAAGAATCTACTAATGTAAGGATTGAATATTATGTGTTCTTGCAAAAGGAAGGAGATGGAGATTGTTGGGTAGACCAAAAAGAACAGACATATTTCACTGTAAAAGGTACTCCGGGGCTTAAATTTGCATTTGAAGTCAAAGCGCGTCAAGCTGACTATGAACACATGCGTTTTGCTGATACAAGTGAAACAGCTTACGATAGGGCAATAGACACAGACATGCCAGAGCCAGACTACAGTAAAAGCCTTGAAATATCAGAACCCGATTACGAAAAAGAGCTTCTTAATAACAGGAAAAAAATTATTGACGAAATGGAGGAAATATCATGAAAAAAATTCTTACAAGTTTTATGAATCTCAGCACTGGAGAAGGAAGTCGCATTGCTTACACCTATTCAGAAGTAGACGAAAGCACAGGAAGTATCATCAGTCAGAACAATAAAGGCAATTTTCTCGTGATGGATGACAGCGTGCAGAAAAATCTTGATTCTGTAAAGAATTACATAAGGAATAATTTCCTTTTATAAGGAGGTAAGTCTAATATGGCCGATACATATACAATACAATTCCGACGGGGTATGTACGCCGATTTTGATACATCGAAAATTCGTCCCGGAGAGCCCGTTGCGATTCTCGGCAATGACCCGTCCGTTCCATCTGGCAAAGCCTTATACATTGCATTTGCGGCTAATGATGTAAGGCGGTTGTGTTCCATTGAGGACATTTCAGAGATGGTTAATGCCGGAGAATTCGTTGGTCCACAGGGTCCCAAAGGCGAAAAAGGTGAGAAAGGAGATAAGGGTGCAGCGGGTCCCGCTGGTCCACAGGGTTCAAAAGGAGAACGAGGAGAAAAAGGTGCACAGGGTTCAAAAGGAGAACGAGGAGAAAAAGGTGTACAGGGTCCTACTGGCCCGCAGGGTCCCAAGGGCGAAAAAGGAGATAAGGGTGATCCGGGAGAAAAGGGCGTGGATGGCACCGTGGCGTTTGAATCGCTGACACCTGAGCAGAAAGAATCACTGAGGGGCGTCTCTATCACAGCGGTTAGCATCGACATAGGTGGAAATTTAGCAATAACATTTTCAGATGGTGATAGTGAAAATGTTGGGAATATTATAGGGCCTCAAGGAGTGCCAGGCCCAAAAGGTGATAAAGGAGATGCTGGACCAGTTGGTCCGCAAGGTCCACGAGGAGAAAAGGGCGAACAAGGAAATGACGGAACATCTCTTAATATCCTTGGTACAAAAGAATCTGAGGCGGACCTTCCTCTGAGTGCGGGGAAGAACGATGCGTATTTAATAGACGGAGAAATGTGGGTTTTTGACGGCACGAATTGGAATAATACCGGCAAGATTCAAGGGCCACAAGGTCCACAGGGTCCAGTTGGTCCGCAAGGGCCAAAGGGTGACCCAGGGCCGCAGGGTATAAAAGGAGACCCCGGAGAAAAAGGAGAGCAGGGTCTAAAAGGCGATACTGGGCCACAAGGTGAACAAGGCCCAGTTGGTTCAAAAGGCGAGCAAGGAGACACTGGCGCGCGAGGAATCACATTCACTCCTGTTGTAGACAGCAAAGGAAACATAAGCTGGAGTAATGACGGAGGACTTGAAAACCCCCAGACAGTAAATATTACCGGGCCGCAAGGCGATACGGGCACAAAAGGAGATGTTGGACCGCAAGGAGAAAAGGGAGAGGTTGGGGATGCAGGACCTAAAGGAGACAAGGGTACTACATTCGTCCCAAGTGTGGATACCGATGGAAACATAAGCTGGAGCAACACTGATGGAATTGCCAATCCCGAAACAGTAAACATCAAAGGGCCCAAAGGAGACAAGGGAAGTGATGCGACTGTCCCGATTGCTACAATTGAAATTCTTGGTAAGGTTAAGCCTGACGGCAAGACAACATTCATAGATGAAGATGGAACACTCCACGCAAAAGGCGGTGGCACAACCGCTACTCCTCCCAAACCCGTAAACAACCCAACAATCGAGAACGCAAACGCATCTGTCACAATTAAATGGCAAGACCCTGAAAATACGGTAACCAGTGGCTCAACAACCTCTACATGGGCTGGTACAAAACTTGTAATGAAAGAAACGGGCTATCCTGCAAATCCAGATGACGGAACACTTGTGGTTAATAATACAGTTCGCGACAAATACAGAACCACAGGCTATACCGTCACAGGGCTGACAAACGGTAAAAAATATTACTTCACACTGTTCCCATACAACACTGATGGCGTATACAACTACGATGCAGGAAACAGACTTCTCGGCGAACCAGAGGATTTGAAGATTGTCACATTCGCTGACGGAACGGATGCTGAAATCGCAAAGATGATTGAAGCGCACTACGCAGGTAAAATCAATATCAGTGATTATTGGGCGGTTGGCGACAAGAGAACCATCCATCACAATGCCATGGATGCAACAGGCGTGAGTGAGTCACACAAAGCGAATGATTATGCCTATGTAATTATCGGAATTGAACATGATGACTTAGTGACTGCTATAAACGGCAAGACCAAGGCTGCTATTACGATTCAGACGGAACGTATGCTGTATTTAGACACTGTGACAGAATATAACAGCTCCTATGATACATTACATGAATGTGGTTATATAAATAGTTCGAACACAAACAGTGGCGGTTGGGAAGGATGCGCTAGACGTACATGGTGCAACAACGTGTACAAAAAATGCCTGCCTACTTATATTCAAAATATGATGAAGCAGGTTAAGAAGTTGACATCTGTGGGAAGTCAAAGTAGTACAATTAAGACTTCTAATGACTATGCGTTTTTGCCTTCTGAAATTGAGATTTTTGGTAGCACAGCATATTCTTTCGCAGGTGAAGGAAAGCAGTATCAGTATTTTAAGAATGCGACTGCTAATAGATATAAGAAGCCATGTTACGACAGCAGTTACGTGTCTGGTTGGTGGTGGGAACGTTCGCCTCACTCCGGCAGCGGTTTGCGCTTCTGTTGTACGAACGTAGACGGGAGTGTGATCTGGAACTTTGCCAGTAACGCTGGTGGTGTTACCCCCTGCTTATGCATCTAAAATCCTATCAAATCCCATCTACCGCCGTAAAGCAGTTAAAAGGATTTGCGACAATCTGGAAAGCAAATTAATGAATTATCTATAGCTGAATGGCTAAGAACAGGAGGTGCATATGGATAAAAAGGAAATTGCAAATATCTACAAAGCCATCAATCGGGTTTCAAACAAGCTGAATGAGATGTCTGAAAAGCTTGACTCGGTGATGCAGATGCTTAATGCGGAATCTAATCGTAAAATTCTAATTAATGGTGATGGCATTGACGGTCTGGCTGAACTTGTATCAACGCATGATTCAGCACTTGATGAACTGGCTACATTAGTTGCAACAATCGGAGGTAAGAATAATGGTTAAATTTTTCGAAGAGCGAGTAATCAATGGGCTAAAAAAATGGACAGATGTTCCTGAGTTGTGGAATAAGAAGGTAATTGAAAGACTTCAAAAGGATGGCTATGTACTGAATGAGGACGGGACAGTAACAGAATCAAAACCAGGAATAGTGAAATAAAATACGTGCAAGGGAGAAAATATGGAAATTAAAGGAATTGACGTATCATCTTATCAGAGTAAGCCAGACTGGGCGAAAGTATCGAATTCTGAAATTAAGTTTGCAATATTGAGAATCCATCAAAAATCTGGAACTGATTCCTCTTTTGAACATAACTACAAAGGATGCAAGTCAAATGGAATCCTTGTCGGCGGATATAAATACAGTTACGCTCTGACACCGGCACAGGCAATTGATGAAGCTGAGAGCGTAATTTCTGTTCTTGGCGGACGCGGAATGGACTTTCCAATCTTCTACGACCTTGAATGGAGTCAGCAGAGAAACCTTGGAAAACAGGCGATTGAGAACATTGCAGTAGCATTTCTGACCAGAATCAAAAAAGCCGGTTATAAGGTCGGTATCTACTGCAATCTTGATTGGTACAATAACGTTCTGTCAGACACCCTGAAAAAGTACGATTGCTGGATTGCTCGTTATCCGGCTAGTGATAATGGCTCTGTACAGGAAAGATTGCGTCCATCTGTTGGTGTAGGCTGGCAGTATTCCAGTAGAGGAAAAGTATCCGGCATTAGTGGTAACGTTGACATTGATGTATTCTATAAGGATTACAAAGAGGAGGTTTCTGCAATGGATAAAGCTATTGAAAAAGTGATTCTTATTGCAAAAAATGAGATTGGATACCTTGAAAAGAAGAGTAATAGTCAGCTCGACAGTAAGACTGCAAACGCCGGTTCAAACAACTATACGAAGTACTGGCGAGACATTAAGCCATCATATCAAGGACAGCCTTGGTGCGCAGCATTCGTGAGTTGGTGTTTTATGGAAGCATTCGGACAGGAAAAAGCAAAAAAACTGTTGAAGCACTGGCCCTATGTTTACTGCCCAACACTTGGTAATCTGTTTACAAGGAACGCTAATCCAAAGATTGGCGATATTGTAATCTTTTATCGTAACGGAACTTTTGCTCATACCGGCATCGTAACGGCTGTAATCGGAGACAGGTTCTATACCATCGAGGGAAATACTTCTGGCGCATCTGGAATTATTGCAAATGGCGGCGGTGTCTGCGCAAAGAGTTATCTTAACAGTCAGATGCCCGGAACTAAGTTCTGTACACCAGATTATAGTATTGCATCTGATGCATCTGTACCCGCAAAATCTGAAAATGCATTGCCTAATACCGCACAAACAGGAGAGAAATATATGTTTAACCCAGAGACAGTAAAAGCAGGAGACAAAAATACATCTGTGCTTCTCTTACAGGAAATATTAAGAGCCAGGGGCTTTAAAGGCAAAAACGGCAAAACCCTGAAACTTACATGGACAGCAGATGCAAACACGATTTACGCTCTGAAAGCTTATCAGGAATCTAGGAAAGATGTTCTGGAAGTGGACGGAGTCTGTGGACCCGCCACATGGAAAGATTTGATTGCTATATAAAACATCCCGGGGAATTAACCCCGGGAATTTTATTTATAAACATATTTGGTATCACTTCGGAAGTTTTAGACTGTTATCGTTAGTCACACGTTAGTCACAAATAAAAATATTATTTCCTAATATAATAGTCCCAAAAACGCTGTATTTACAGGCATTTGCGCAATTTTCTAAATTCTATTTGTT